ATACGAGGATAAACAAGTATTAGATAGTTTAGATTTAACAATTGTAGATACAGTATCCCAAAACCAAATCTTAGGTAGAAAAATTGCTTACAATTTTACCTACCCAAGAAAAACTATTAAAGAAACTATTATTTTAAATAAAAGAGAATTATACTTCGGAGTTGGAGTAACAGGCAACCCAGATCAATTACAGTACTTGGGAGGAGAAATGGTTTTTAGAAATAAAAAAAGACAAGCATACGGCTTGGGGGTTGGTGTTGATCAAAGTCTAGTTCCAGTAATCTCTGTTCGTATGCTCTGGAAACTAGGAAAATGAGTGAACCAAATTTAAGACATATAATCCAACAGGAATACATAAAGTGTGCTCAAGATCCTGCTCACTTTATGAAAAAATACTGCCATATCCAACATCCTCAACGTGGACGTATTTTATTTAATTTATATCCCTTTCAAGAAAAAGTTCTCCACTTATGGAGAGACAATCCCTATTCAGTTATCCTTAAATCCCGTCAGTTAGGTATCTCAACCCTATCAGCAGGATTCTCTTTATGGTTAATGTTATTCCATAAAGATAAAAACGTGCTTTGTATCGCTACAAAGCAAGAAACAGCTAAAAACATGGTAACTAAGGTACGTTTTATGTTTGAAAACCTTCCTAGTTGGCTCAAAATTGACACAGCAGAAAATAACCGACTATCACTTAGATTAACAAATGGATCTCAAATCAAAGCAGTAGCAGCGAGTAGTGACGCAGGTCGTTCAGAAGCAGTTTCTCTTCTACTAATAGATGAGGCCGCGTTCATTGACCAAATTGGTGAAATCTGGGCCTCAGCACAACAAACACTTGCTACTGGTGGTGGTGCTATTGTATTATCTACCCCTTATGGCACAGGTAACTGGTTTCACCAAACATGGGTTAGAGCTGAAAATTCTGAAAATGATTTCCTCCCTATTAAATTACCTTGGTATGTCCACCCAGAACGAAATCAAGAATGGAGAGATAGACAAAATGAATTACTAGGTGACCCTAGAATGGCAGCACAAGAATGTGACTGTGACTTTAGCACTTCAGGTGACACTGTATTTTATTCTGAATGGATAGAATTTATAGAGCAAACTTATGTTAAAGATCCTCTAGAAAAACGAGGTGCAGACCAAAATTTATGGATTTGGGAACCTGCAGATTATAGCAGAGATTATATGATTGTAGCTGACGTTGCTAGAGGTGATGGTAAAGATTTCTCAGCAGCTCATGTAATTGACATTGCAACTAATACACAAGTAGCTGAATATAAAGGTCAATTACCTCCCAAAGATTTTGGTTTATTTTTAATTGGTTTAGCTTCTGAATATAACCAAGGATTATTAGTAGTAGAAAATGCTTCTGTAGGTTGGGCAACTATCGAAACTGTTATAGAACGCGGCTATCAGAATTTCTATCAGTCACCTAAGAGTGATTTAGTAACAGCTGATTCGTATTTTAACCGATATGAATATGGAAATAATTTAACACCTGGTTTTACAATGTCTCTAAAAACACGTCCTCTTGTAGTAAACAAATTTAGAGAATACGTTGGCGATCAAAGTGTTACTATCCAATCTAAAAGATTGTTAGAAGAAATGAAAGTATTTATTTGGAAAAACGGTAGACCCGAAGCACAAGGGGGATATAACGATGATTTAGTAATGTCATTTGGTATTGCTATGTTTTTAAGAGATACTTCACTTAAATTTCAACAACAAGGTTTAGACATGACTCGTGCGGCTTTAGGTAGCCTTACTAAAACCGGAACTTCTACAGGCGCTTATATCCCCGTAGCAGGACAAAATCCTTACATTCAACAAATTGGTAACAAATCTGAGGATCTAAGATGGCTCCTTTGATATTTATAATAATAAAATAAAAAATGGCTGATACAAGTATATTTTCCCGACTTAGAAGATTATTCTCAACTGATGTAATCATCAGAAATGAGGGAGGCAGTCAATTAAAAGTAGTTGATTCAGACCACATTCAAACAAGTGGTGAATTCCAAACTAACTCATTAGTAGATAGATTCCAAAAAATCTACTCTAACCCAGCTGCTACATCTCTTTTAGGCCAGCAATTTAATTTACAATATCAATATCTTAGAGTATTCTTATATAGTGATTATGACTCAATGGATACAGATGCTATTATTGCCTCTGCTCTTGATATTATATCTGATGAATGTACTTTAAAAAACGATATGGGTGAAGTACTTCAAATTAGAAGTAGTAATGATGACATCCAGAAAATTCTTTATAATTTATTCTACGATGTATTAAACATTGAATTCAATCTTTGGTCTTGGATTCGCCAAATGTCTAAATACGGTGATTTCTTCTTAAAGTTAGAAATCGCAGAAAAATATGGTGTGTATAATGTAATTCCTTACACAGCATACCATATGCAAAGACGTGAAAATTTTGATTTAGCCAACCCAGCTAAAGTACAATTCTTATATTCACCTGATGGTTATTATACAGGTGGATCTGGTTACTATTCTACCCCAAATACTAAACCAACTGAAAATCAAATTATTTTTGATAATTACGAAATAGCTCACTTCCGTTTATTAACAGATGTGAATTATCTTCCTTATGGTCGTTCATATCTTGAACCAGCTCGTCGTCTATTTAAACAGTATGTGTTAATGGAGGACGCGATGCTTATTCATAGGATTGCTCGCGCCCCAGAAAAACGTATTTTCTACGTTAACGTAGGTAATATTCCACCTCAAGAAGTAGAACAGTTCATGCAGAAAACCATGAACACTATGAAACGTACTCCATTAATGGATGAAAAAACAGGTGAATATAACTTAAAGTACAATATGCAAAACCTCATGGAAGATTTTTACATCCCAGTTAGAGGTAATGATGTAACTACTAAAATTGACACCACTAAAGGATTAGAATATAATGGTATCGAAGACGTAGCTTACTTAAGAGATAAATTATTTGCTGCCCTTAAGGTGCCTAAAGCATTTATGGGTTACGAGAAAGATTTAACAGGTAAAGCTACATTAGCAGCAGAAGACATTCGTTTTGCTCGTACGATTGATCGTATTCAACGCATTGTGTTATCTGAATTGTATAAGATTGCTTTAGTACACTTATATACACAAGGATATGATGGTGAAGAATTAACAAACTTTGAGCTTAAGCTAACTACTCCTTCAATTATTGCTGAACAAGAAAAAGTAGCATTATTAAAAGAAAAAGTAGATTTAGCTCGCCAAATGCTTGAAACCAAAATTATCCCAACAGACTGGATTTACGATAATGTGTTCCACTTCAGCCAAGACCAATACGATGAGTATAGAGATTTAATTCTTCAAGACCAAAAACGTGCATTTAGAAATACTCAAGTTGCTGAAGAAGGTAATGACCCATTAGAAACAGGCCGTTCATATGGTACACCACACGATTTAGCTGCTTTATATGGTAGAAGTAGATACGAAGATAACTCATTACCAGATGGATATGATGAAAAAGAACCATTAGGACGTCCTGAAGAAAAAGCATCAAATATTAATACTCAAGATAATGCTTTTGGACGTGATCGTTTAGGTAGAAAAGATATGAAAGTAGACGATACTGAAATATCTATTAAAACTAACTTTAAAGGTGGTTCACCTTTAGCATTAGAAACTGCAAAATCAACTTATGCTAAAAATAAAACCTTACTTGAATCTTTAGATAAGCAGTTAATTTTTCAAAAAGACAAAGCTAAAGAATCATTATTGGACGAATCTAATTTAACTGAATAAATATCTTTGTATATTTATAATAAATCCTAATAGGAATGAATATTAAACATTCAAAATATAAAAATACGGGTATCCTATTTGAATTATTGGTACGCCAAGTAACGGCTGATACCTTGAATGGTGGACAATCACCAGCTTTAAATATCATTAAAAACTTTTTTGTTAAAAGCGAATTAGGCAGAGAACTTAAATTATATGAGTCATTAACTAAAAGTAAAAAATTAGATGAATCTCGTTCTAATCTACTTATTCAAACACTATTAGAGTCTGCAACTAAACTTAATCGTAAAGCTTTAAAAAGGGAAAAATATAATCTTATTAATGAAATTAAAAAATATTATAATTTAGACGAGTTTTTTAAAACCCAACTCCCTAACTATAAAACACAAGCTGCTTTTTATACATTAGTTGAAGCCCAAAATTCATCAGATCTAATTAACCCAGATCAAATTGTATCTAACAAATACACTCTTTTAGAACACCTTACTTTAGGTCCTATCAATCAAGAAAAAGTAAAAGACGAGGTAATCCAAGAATTTCAAACATACGATAAGGACGTAAGAATGTTAACTTACAAAATCTTATTAGAGAAATTTAATGGTAAATATTCTGATTTGTATGCTTCACAAAAAGAAGTACTAAAAGAATTTATTACCTCAGTTGATTCAACTCCCAAGTTAAGAACATTCTATAATAATAGAATTCAACAATTGAAAGAAGAATTAGCTACTATTAGTAAAAATATTACAGATAAAGCTGTACAAATTAAATTAAATGAGGTATTACCTCTTATCGTTGAGATAGATAAAACACAATCTATTAAAAACGAAAATATAGTTGACTTACTCCAATACTGCGAACTCGTAGAAGAACTTAAAGCAGCCGATGGATCAGCTAATAAATAAAATTCGCGAAGTAGCAAGGGGGAGAAAATTCATCCTTAAACCTACACCTGGTGGTGAGGAAGAATTTGAATCAGACGTAATATACGTTCCTGATTTTGAGGTTCTTTTAAAGGATATTAACCGTGCTTTAGACACATTAAGAACAGTAGCTACTGACCCAGAAGTAATCAAAGACCCTAAATTTGGAGAAATTTATAATCAATTTAGAGGTTTAAGAAATAATCTTAGAACTCATATGAGAAAAAACTACCCTACAGAATATCAAAAGATCAAGGGTATGTTTGAAGAACAAGAAATTGATGAAACTGGGTTTGCTGTAGGTATGGGAGCTCAATATGCTACACCTTTTGCTTTTAAAAAAACAAAACCCCAAGATCTCCCAGAATCTAATCCAGGTGCATCCTTAGGCCCTGGTCCTAAAGCAGGTCCTAAAGGAGTAACTAATAATTATTATACTAAAAACTTTAAATATAAATTAGTTAACCCTGAAAAATTAGCTGCCCAATCTAAAGCAATAGACACTAAGTATCTCTGGGGGAAGAAATAATATTTATAGGTATGTATAAGTATAAATTAAAATCTAAATTAAACGAGGCGGACCCTAAAAGAATAGAGTTCCAAAATAGACGCATTGATGCGTTTAAAGCCATCGAATCCAGATTAAGTAGTTTATACCCAGCTATTGATAGAGCAAAAGACGAAACAATAGCTTACTACAAAGAAAACCCACAATCATACGCTGTAGTAGTACCTACAGATTTAATTATGGAGTATTTAAACGATATTGAAGAATTATTAAATAAATAAACATGGCAAATATACCTGCAAATGGGCAAGCGATTGCAATTAGTGGATCTGGAGCAGTAACAGGTTCATACGCTGGTTTTACAGTAGCACAAGCTGCTACATTTACTGGATTAAAAGATTCTCGTGATAATGATTTAGCTGCAGGTGGAGTCTTAACATTTGGTACAGGTGTTACAGTACCACTCTTTGTAACAAGTGCTTCTATTTCATCAGGAGCAGTAATTTTCTATCTATAAACTATGAAAACCTTACAAGAACAATTCAATTTAATCCAAGAAGGAAAAGGACATAAAGATATGTTCTTGAAATCCGCTCGTAGATTATTCCCAGAATACGTTACTAACTTCGCTACATATGGTGAAGCTACTACTATTTTAAAACAAAGAGGTATTTTAAGTGAAATGATAGTTGGTGGTGGTGTAGTATCTAACCCTACATTTAATCCATTTAAAGCGTTTGATTCATATGTAAATGAAGCTTCCCAACAAGAAAACCCAGTAAAAGCTCCAAAGTCAATGGCTGAAAAAGATGTTAAAGCTGTTGATAAAAATGTTTCTAAAGAAGTAGAAACTAAACAAAAAGAGATGGGTTTTGATAATACTAATGATAAAAATATTGATAACCTCTATGGTGAAGCATTCTTACAAGGATACTATGCTGAAATGAAAGATCCTAAAAATGCTGACAAAACTGTAGACGAGTTAAAAGAGATCGTTAGAAAAAATTTAGCTAAAAATAGAACCTATTACGTAGAAAACGCTGCGTTTGGTGTTAAAGGTATTGGTTACACTACTGAAGCCCCAGGTTTAGGTACTCCTAAAGAAGCTAAAGGAAAATACAAAGCAAGCGGATACGGTGATATCAAAAAGTAATGAAACAAGTACTAATTGAAACCCAAGCATTTCAGGTTAACCCTGTTCAGCTAACTGAAGGTATCAAATCCCCAGTAGGTAATCCTATTGTTGAAGGTATCTTAGCCACAGCAGAGGTTAGAAATGGAAATAGCCGTTATTATAAAAAAGATTTATGGGAAAGAGAAATCGACAAATATATAAATGTTGTTAAAGAAAACAGAGCAACAGGCGAACTTGACCACCCAGACTCTTCAATTATTAATCTTAAAAACGTATC